CTTTCATGATGGTATCCACATTTTCATTGATAAATGTGTCTAATTCCTCTCCTTTGAGATTAGATGATCTCAAAAGAGTTGGAGCTTTATTTGAAATATATTGGTTAATTGCCAACATAAACTGCGGAAATTCAGTATTATATTTTAATACTAAATTTTCATATTTTTCAATAATGTGACGTCGTCTCTCTTTCTTATCTTCTTCTTTGACTGTTAATTTATCTTCAGTCTTTTCCTCAAGAATATCCATCAATGATTTATTTATAATAAATGATCTCTTGGACATTCTAGGTAAGTTAGAACCTGGTCTAACTTGTTCCATACTGGAATCTAATTCGGCATAAGTTGCCATCTTATATACCATGTAATGGATTAGTGAAGAGTACCTCTTCAACTCAATTAAGACTTTTTTCTTTGAATAAGTCTTAAAAACAGCTTGGCAGAATTGTTCTGCCACACAAGAATTCTCATTTGTACCTAGTAATCCTTTAAATAAGGATGAGGTAAAATTTGAGAGAATATCCATATTAATATGGTTATTCCATTTCTTACAATCAATACAGATTGAAATCAAATCTTCATTTTCAGCCAAGTTTGACAGAGTATCATAGATACTCTTAGCTTTGTCTGTCTCCATGGTGATGTAATCACCTAGGATAGAAGGTGAAATTTGTCTAAAAATTTCTTCAACAATAGCACATGCTATTTTCATTAATGGTTGCAAGATCGTGATTTCACGTTCAGCAGCTATCATTACTTTTGAGAAGATTTTGATAACCGGAAAGAATGACAATTTTCGGACTAAAGAGCTCAAAGATAACTTTGAGATTGCACCTTGAAGTGCATTTGCAACAGATATCCAGGATGGTAAACTTTTATAGTTACCTTTCACAAAATTATATTTTGTGTAATTTAATTGATCCGGAGTTTGGAAATTATTACTTGAAGTAGTACCTAAATAATCATTAGGTACAATTTCATCTAATTGAGCTAATGCATTAATAATGTCATCTGCTCTACAGAATTCATTTATATGATTCTCCATTTGAGTTTTGAAAGCTTTGAACAATTGATTATCAATTCTTTCACTGCTTGGAAACTCTTTCATGTATGTTTCAATACATGAAGCCACTTCACTTGGTGCATCTCGATCTTCGGGATGGAAAAGAGTGAAGTAATAATCATTCATCATTGAATGATCCAAGATTAACATAGAGGATAAAGTAAAGAAATCTATGTCAGATTCTGACATAGTACTTAATTTTTTGTCTATGACAAAATTTATCAATTTTTGGAATTTTTCTTCCAGTGTTGATAGGTGAGAACAAAAGGGCAAGCAAGAAATCATTGTTGCTTTAACTTTTGTGGGATTAGTGATATAATTTTCACTTAATCTTTGCACCACGGCATTGTTATTAACAATACCTTTCACAGAGAGATAGGACCATGAGTCCAACAATCTCTTACTGACTTTAGCCATTGTAGAAATGTATAATGGTGTTTTCTCAGTTTTCTTACCAGTCTTTAGTAAGAATTGGTAATGAAATCTTGTAGCACTGGCTACCTCTGATGAGGTACGTCTGCACAAGAGCAATGTTATGGAATCTTCT